ATATATTATAATATTTTTTTAAAATATTTTTAAAATAATTATATAAATATTATATATTATAAATAATATTATGCCCAAAACTGATATTGATTATTCAAATACTATCATTTATAAAATCACGTGTAAAGACATAAATATAAAAGATGTATATGTTGGTCATACAACAAATTTTGTGCAACGAAAACACGCACATAAACAGAGTTGTACAAATAATAAATCATCTAATTATGATTGTAAATTATATGAGGTAATTCGTAATAATGGTGGATGGACCAACTGGAAAATGGAAATAGTTGGATTTTTTAATTGTAATGACCATTATGAAGCAAGAAAAAAAGAGCAAGAATATTTTGAATTATTACACGCAACATTAAATAGTATAGAACCAATGCCGAAACCGAAACAGCAATTAAAAATAAAAAAAAGTGAACCAACTGAAAAAATTATATATAATTGCGAAATATGTAAAGTAAAATTACAGAATTTAAAATGTATGGAAATACATAATCAAACTAGTAAACATATTAAAAAACAAAAATTATTTGTAGAAAATAATACAATAGTAGAGCAAAAAATTTATGATAATACAGAGAATAATACACACTCATATCATTGTAATTTATGTGATTATCATACGAGCAAAAAAAGTGATTTAAATAAACATTTAATCACACCAAAACATATAAAAAATAAAAATAAAAGA